CCGTCGATACCGCGTTCAAGACCGTCAAGACGATCGTCGAGCAAACCGGCTATACCGCCAAGCTGGTGAAGGCGGGCGCAATTACCGTTGGCGCTGACCGGATCGAATACGCGGCGGTTGGGAACACGATCCAGGGCTTCAGCTCCAACCCGGCCGCGCTCTACGGAAAGAAGCTCAGCGTCGCCCAGATCAGCGAGCTTCACGCAGCGACGTCCGACGCGGCCTATCAGGTGCTTGCCAGCTCGACGATCGACACCGACGACGGGCTTGTCCTGATCGACTCGACGGTCGGCTCACGATCTTCGCCCCTGTTTGGCATCTACAACACCGCCCAGCGCGGCGACGATCCGAGCTTGTTCTTCTCGCACATCTTCTACCGCGATCTCGAAGACGCCATCGCCAACGGCCCGGCCTGGATCAAGCCGGCGAAGCTGCGAAGCCGCGCCGCCCAGATGCTTCCCGGCGAGTTCAGCCAACAGCACTTGAACCTGTGGGGCAACTCGACGTCGAGCCTGTTTCCGTCCGCCGTGCTCGACAAGACGCGCGACAGCTACGAGATCGACATTCCGAGCATCACCGGCACCGCCGCTTACATCGTCGGCGCTGGCGTCGATCGCGCGTTCGGCTTCTCCCTGCACGGCGACGCCACCATCACGACCGCCGTCCTGAAGACCGTGATCGACGACGTTGACCACTTCTATGTGCTGGCGTGCGACTCTATCCTGTTTAGCTCCGGGCGCGGCATCAAGAACGCCCTGACCCGTTACAAGGCCGACTTCGGCCTGAAGCGCGCAGCGCTGGAGTCCTACAACGTTCAGGATCTCGGCGCATGGTGCGCCGATCAGACCTTCGATCACGAGATCATCCATCCGACCGCCGAACGGCAGGCCGGCGCTTTCCAGGCACTCTATCAGGCGGCGAACGAAGGCCGCCTCCACATCGACACCAGCTTCGACAAACTGTTCGATGAGATGGCGACCTTCGAATATCGGATCATGCCGAGCACGACCGGCTCTGGTGGCACCCCGCGTTTCGAAGCGGCGAAGGGATGCCACGACGACCGGGTGTATTCGCTGGCATGGGCGATTTACAGCCTCCGCGAAGTCGAGCTGAACCCCTACGAGATCCAGGGCATCCACTGCCACGGCCCCAGCCCGGCCGTGCCGCTGTGCCTGCTGAACGGCGGCGAGTTGGTGCCGCCTTGTGCTGAAGCCTGCCGGTCAATGCTGGCGGCGCGTGACCTCTACCGCGGCTATGTCGGGCGTGGGCACCTGACCCCGATGGCCTTCGATGAGTTCGTGATCGGCAAGATTAAGAACGTGGGCGCTCATACTGTTCCCCGCTAACGAAACAATATTACAAATCCACATTGACGAAAGATAATTACGTGTTAGAATATTACCTAAATTTATCACAAAATTGCAGTCAGCCATGTTCCGAAGCAACGTCGATCCGATTATCGCCCTGATTCAAGCCTCGGCCCCTCGCAAGGCCAAGGCTGAAAAGTGGCTGCGCTACTACTCGGATCAGCAATCGGAAGACACACTGCGCCTGATCTCCCAGAAGTGGAGCAAGCCCGAATCCTTCCGGGTGTTCCAAATCAACGCCGTCAAGAAAGTCGTCAACAAGCGCGCGAACCTCTACCGGCTGCCGCCCCGCCGCACCTTCGACGGAATGGATCAGGAAGCCGGCGATGCCCTTTACCGCGCCCTCAACGCCGACGTCGTGCTGAAGCGCGCCTCCCGGCTGGTGAAGCTGCTGAAGACCGGCGCCCTGCAAGTCGGCTGGCGCGACACCGGCCCGGTGATGCACATCCTGACCGGCAACATCCTCGACGTGATCGCCGCCGACCCCGAACGCCCCGACCGGATCGTCGTGACCCACAAGGCCGACCGGATCGAGCACACGACCTACTCGGACTGGACCCCCGACAGCTACACCCGCCGCGACTATCGCGGCGCTCAGCTATCCGTGCCGGGCAACCGCAACGGCGTGAACCCTTACGGTGTCCTGCCCTTCGTCGCCCTGCACGACCGCTTTCCCGATGATCAGTTCTGGCTCCCTGGTGGCGACGACCTGATCGAAGCCCAGGAAGCCGTGAACGTCGCCCTGTCGAACCTCTGGCGCGCCGTCGAACTCCAGGCGCACGGGCAGGCATGGGCCACCGGCCTTCCTGCCGGCGAGACCCTGAAGATCGGCCCCGAACGTGCGATCACCCTGCCGGAAGGCGGACAGTTCGGCTTCGCGACACCGAACGCGCCGATCGAACAGATCCTCGCCGCGATCGAGTTCGTCATGCGCCAGATCGCGGCAACCAACGACCTTTCCGCCGACGTGTTCGACCTCGACCGTTCATCCGAGAGCGGCGCGTCGAAGCACGTTTCCCAGATCGACCTTGCTGAAGCACGGCAGGATGACGTCGCCATGTGGCGCACCCATGAGGCGCGGCTTTGGGAAACGGTCAAGACCGTCGTCAACACCCACGCGCCCGGCACCATCCCGGCCGACGCCCGCATGACTGTCGATTTCGCCGAGCTGTCCGAGAACATCAGCGAGACCGAACGCCTGACCAACGCCTGCACCCGGATCGACTTGGGCATGTGGTCGCCGGTTGACGCCCTCCGCGCCGAGAACCCCGACGGCTTTCCGACCCGCGAAGACGCCATGGCCGAGCTGCTGCGCCGCAAGGACGAAGCGGCCGCGCTGATCCTGCCCCTCTGAGGACACCATGACCGACCAAACCCCCGCACCGGCCCCTGCCGACACGACCCAGGTTGATCCGATCGCCGCCCTGACCGCCGAGCTGGCGGCGCTGCGTTCCGAGATCACCGCCCTGAAGGACTTCAAGCCGGCCCCCGCCCCGGTCCCTGTGACCGATCGGGGCAAGCCGACCGTGACGCCCCGCACGCCCGACTTCTCCACCCTCCCGCCGATCGCCCGCATGGCATCCGGCTACAGCCAAAAGTAAGGAAACCAGACCATGTTGACCGTCGTCGAATGGGAAAAGCTCAACCCGACCCCGCTGTCTTCCGGCGTCGTCGAGATCTTCGCCGCTGAAAACCCCGTGCTGGCATTGCTGCCGTTCATCGGCATCGCCGGCAACGCCTATACCTACAATCAGGAAGCGGCACTTCCCGGGATCGCCTTCCGTGGCTTCAACGAAGGCTACACCGAGAGCACGGGCGTCGTGAATCCAGCGACCGAGAAGCTGACCATCGTCGGTGGCGACAGCGACTTCGACGTCGCCCAGATCGCGATGGGCGTCGGCGGCAACGACACCCGCGCCATCCATGACAGCCTGAAGGCGAAGGCCCTCACCCTGGAATGGCTGCGCACGTTCTTCGCCGGTGACACCGCCGTCAACAGCAAGGCCTTCGACGGCCTGGTGAAGCGGCTGACCGGCAACCAGGTGCTCAGCGCTGGCACCAACGGCGCCGACCTGTCCCTGAGCATGTTGGACGAGCTGGCCGACGCAATCACCGGGCAGCCCTCCGCGATCTTCATGCCGAAGGCGCTGATCCGTCAGTATCGCGGCCTGCTTCGCGCTGCCGGTGGCACGACCCCGGAGTCGATCATGGTCCCGAACTTCGGCCGCCCGGTGATCGCGCACAACGGCGTGCCGCTACTGCCGATCGAGGAAGACACCCTCGGCAACGACATCCTGAAGTTCGACGAGACCCAGGGCACCGACGAGACGACCACCAGCCTCTACGCCGTCAAGTTCGGCGCCGACGCGCTGCACGGCATCCAGACCGCGCCCGTGTCCGTCCGTGACCTCGGCGAGATCGACGCCAAGCCTGCGCTCCGGACCCGCATCGAGTGGTATTCGGGCATCGTCCTGAAGCATCCCCGCTGCGCCGCCCGCCTGAAGGGCGTCAAGAAGCCGGCCTAACCGATCCCAGGCGCGCACGGTGCCGCCGACCCTGCCCAGAGCCAAGCGCGCCGCACGGCGACGACGGGCAGGCAAGGCACCGAACCCGGTCTCAGTCGGCTAGTCACCGGATGGCATATGAAAGCAACCCCGACAGCCCGCGGCCTTTTCTCCAAGGAAGGCGCGGCGGGCACCCCTTCCAAACAGGATCACGTCAATGTCGATCGAAGCCCTTGCCGCCCATATCGCCGACGCCCTCGACGTTCCGGCCTTCGTTGCGAAGAAGCCGGCCGACATCGTGCGCTGTGTCGTGTTGCGCGAGCGGCCCGCCCGGCTTGACCACTATGTTCCCGTCGTGCGCCCGCTGGCGTTCACCCTGACCGCGTTCGACCACACGTCGGCCGGTGCCTTGGCGCTGGCGCGATCGGCCGCCGACAAAATCAGCATCGGCGCGCCGAACTCGACGCCCAAACCCTCGCAGCTCGCCGACTTCCTGTTCATCCTGCCCAGCTTCGCCCCGATCCTCGTGGAAGTGGCCCCCGGCCTGACCGTGGCGACCTTCGACGCAACCGCCAAATACCGGGTGCCAGCATGATCGAGCACCTGTTCGACCTGTTCACGGCAACCGTCCATCACCAGCCGGTCACCGGGCGCGACGCCTTCGGCGACCCCTCGCACGGCCCGGCGACCGCCTACAAGGCCCGGATCGTGTGGCGCCAACAGCTCGTGCGTGACCAGCACGGCAACCAGTCCATTGCGCGCGGCCAAGTCTGGATCGCCGGCACGCCGATCGTGTCCTTCGACGACCGCCTCAACCTGCCCGATGGTTCCTGGCCCCAGATCGTCGCCGTCGAGCTGAACGCCGATGAGCTTGGGCTTCATCACGTCAAAATCTTCTTCGGGTGAGCACCATGACCGATACCCTTCCCACCGTCGAGATCATCCCCCAGACCGTGACCGTTGGCGTCAACTCCTACGTCTCCCTCGAGGAGCTGGAAACCTACCTGAACGACCGGCTGCACTTCGACGTGCGCCTTCAGGCCACCAATGACGACTACTGCAAAGCCCTGAAGGCCGGAACGGCGGCGCTCGACCGTCTCGGCTTTATTGGCATGGTCACCAGCTACGAACAGCGTCTCGCATGGCCCCGGTGCCGTGTCCGGGATCGTGAAGGCCGGCTTCTCGACAGCAACACCGTGCCCGACGCGATCAAGCACGCCGCGATCGAATACGCCCTTCACCTGCTTCACCGGCTGCCGGTCAGTGCCGCACCGATCAGCCGGAAGAAGGTTGCCGACCTCGAAATCGAATACCGCGCCACCGTTACCGACCCG